AGTTTGTAGATCCTATATCAAGACCACAAGACAGATAATCAGGCATTATACCAAAACCAAGATTTCTGTCTTTATCTGTGAAGTAAAAACCCTCGTCATTACAAAGGTGAATGGAAATATTGTTATCGATATTGCTGACGTCGTTTCCCATCATTATCTCAGGGTTGTATATCTCTGAAACAATATTCATTTTATGTGAAACATTAATCTGTTTAGTGTTTATCTCTGTTATATTACCACCAGCAGAATTCACACTACCGTCTGCATTTATATTCCCTGTTGCGAATATATTCTTTACGTCATATAAAGTTCCCTTAATATCAGAACCGTTGAAGTATTGTCCCCATATAGAATGGCCGTATAAAGAACCTCCAGAAGAAGAACCACCATTATTGATAATAGTAGTATCTCCTCCTGAACCTTCTCTTTTTGGAATAGTAGTTGTATCAATCCTAATCATATGTTTAAATTTAAATTTGTCTCATTCTGACCTGAACAGAATTTGCTCTTAAATTCTTTGTTAATCCAGTTGCTATCATCTTTCCAAAATCACCTATCTGAAAAGTATTAAGCATGCTGTAATTATCATTATCCCAAATATCTGTCTCTAAGATAACCTTTGGCCTAGAATAATAGTTGTAATACTAATCAACATATAGTTTCTCCGGCCTGTTGAAGCTGTTTTCCTCTTCATATGTGTATATTCCCGTAAGACCTAAATTAGTCTGTAAGTCTATTACATTAGAAACAGAAGTCGTATTTGGTAAACCAAGGTTTTTTGCCTCATCTGAACTTACCTGTGAGTTAATCTTAAAGTCTATATCATCTTTGGACTTTATATATTTACGCTCTTCCGCGCTTGTGTATAAAAGATCCTTGTTCTTTGATTCTGCAATAACACCAGGAGAATCTACACTACTTGATATATCTATTTTGAAATCCTTTATCCAAATTGCAGAAACATGCTCCATGATATTGACCATATTGTGATACCATTTTGTAGATCTGAAAAGCGTCGGGTGGCGCCTCGTTATGTTATCCCATTGAGTTCCGACTATACCAAGAATTTTAAATTCAAGTTTCCCTGATAACGCATCAGATTTTTTAATAGGTACCGCTGTACCTTTCTTATCGCTTGTACGTCCGTCTATAGTGTTTGTTAATTCATATTCCTTTCCGATAATAGGCTGTCCGATTTCTGGATCAAAACCGAGTGTGAAAGTAGTTTTCCTTGTTGTCGTGTCATTTCCATCTTCATCTTTAAGGAAAGGACAGTCTTCAAGTTTATACCATCCAAAACGCGGGTTCTCCTTTAACAAACCGTTAGTTATTTCTACCAGATATTTCTCCCCTATTTTTAGCTGACATTCCAAAACCGGGAATTTCTTGTATTCATCCTAATCATTTCCTTCTGACGTGTAGTTATAGTTATATGCATGATAATAATCCATATCTTCCGGCGGGTACATGTAAAGTGAATATGGATCTGATGTTTCTTTCTCAGCTCCATTCTCTGATTTCCAGAAAAGTCTTTGGTAATATCCGCCCTGAGATTTTCCGGGCATTCCGTCTAAATAAAAACCAAGTGTATAATAGTGATTGACTCCATCAAATGAAACATTCCTGTCCCAGTCACTGTTATATTCATTAAACTTATCCCTTAATTCACCGAATGTATTATTGGGACTATGCCACCGTACCTTATCACCATCAATAACCGCACCGCCTCCCTGCCATCCGGTATATGCTAATTTATAACCTTCCCATCCTGCTACATTTACCAAAGGTGAAAGGAATATATTTCCCTGAAATATAAGGAAATTTGTCGCATCATCATCAGAAGGGGAATAGTTTGCCGCTGTTGAATTATTGTAAGTAAAAAGTCCAGTATTTCCTGCTGCCTCCTGATTTCTCAGATTAACTGCATTTGCTCCAGATTCTGAATCATCTCCACGACCGTTTGCAGATATAACCAAATAAACATTAGGATCAGTTAAAACTGCCGGGTAGCGCTGAACCTGATTATCTCTTGCAACCCTTTCCTAAACAGTAGAAATTGCAACCAAAGCGGGAAATGAATCTTTCTCGCGAAGGAGTTTCATAACTTTCTGCTGATTATATCGTTTTTCTCCTGCAATATCTATTAAGTCCTGAATATCACCATTCTTATAGGTAATAGTCCAGTTTGGATTATAAAGCCACTGTACATACCAGTCCTGTAATTCCCAGTTATTCCGCGGCGTTATAAGTGCGCCACCATATCCAATCGAATATGCAGTTTTTGTTTCCAAACCTGATATTTCTCTAGAATACGGATCAGTGGCGCAAGGACCCAACATCATCTGTTTTAGTCTCGCTCCAGTCATTGAATAAGTATATTCATGATATGATATGAATTCCGTCATGAATAATTCTCGCTTATTGAAATATGCCAAAACATCATCTTTAACAGTAGGTGAAGTAACCACTTCATCAACATTCTAAAGTGTGCATTTAGCCTTTATCTGATTATAGATTTCAGACATTGAAAGATTCGTACTATCAGAAGAATAATCTGATTTCTGAATAACCTTATTTGTAAGTGTCAAAGAAGAAACAGGAGTTTCATTATTCTCTATTTCCTCATCATTCTAGTCATACAGTTTCTTCTTCAATATACAAGTCCAAGGAGTCTGTTTGTTCGTTTCCAGTGTTTTCCAGTCGAATATATAAAAATCATCTCCTTCCTGAATCATGTGAAGATTGAAATACTTAAGAATTTCATTAAGCATTTCCTCATAGCTCATTATCTTGTCTTCACCGTCACCAAGAAAGACATTCATTGATATTCCCGCTTTTTCAAGGACAGAATAGAAAACACCCCATTCATCATCAGGCTCATAAGTCTTTGACATATCATAGAAAACATTTCCTATTACCCTGAATCCCATAATATCCAGATAATAATTGAAACTGTATATATCAGCTATCTGTATAAGCTCAGACCATGTATGTTCATCTGTAAGATACTTATATTGCAGTGTTGACATATAATCTATACAGTTTAATGTAAATTCATCATAGACATGAGAATATCCCTGAGAATATGTGTAAGGCTCAACAAACCCATTGAAAATCAATACGTTATTCTTAAACACCTTTACAGAAACATTCTCTTCATTATAAGCAAAGAAACTGTTACCAAGGTAGTTTTTTGTTATAAGATTAATCGTACATGATTTCTTAATAACATGTGTGAATAAATCATCTATCTCACATGATATTTCTACAGGATCGTCAGAGAAATGGACGTCCGCCAAATCTGAATCTGATATTTCATATTCAACGTAATCCACATTCTTTGATCTCACCTGTACCTCTATTGTGTTATTTGACAAATCCTTAAATGTTCCGTGTAAGTATGCCATTTTTATATGATTTCTTTTTATATGTATTATCTAATTCCAATATGCTTTCCAAGCGGTGCCTTTACTTTTCCAAGGTTAGCAAGTGCAATGTATAAGTCCTGACCCTTAACCTTTACTTCACCGTATAATCTGTTAGAATTTTCATTGCTTATTCTGTTCTCGTTTATAGCATCGAAAAGATTTTTCTACTAACGACCATTGAGAATCATTTCACCAGAATTAACACGTACCATAAGCCTATCTCCATGATATGAATTTCCACCGACAATACCACCAGTTTCAAAGGCCATCATTGCTTTTGTCGCTATCTTTGTCGCTTCCTGAACACCTAGCATAGTACCTATTAAGCCTGATGCAATACCAACACCTGCAAATGGAATAGATGCATGTGCTGCGAATATCTCTGCAGAAGCTAAATCAAGGAAACTTGCTTCAAGGGCTTTATTAGCAACAGTTGCCGCTGTTGTCGGTGCCACTGCTGCTGCGTCTGTCACTGCTTTTTCTTTTTCTGCTGCAGAAGCTGAAATTGTTGCTCCAGTTTCTGCTATTTTTACACCTGCTGCAATTCCAGATAATAAATTTGAAATTTCTGTCACTGCATTTATTGCCGACATAACACTTTCAAAAACCTAAAGAATTCCCATGAATATTTCCCATGCATTAGCATTCTCATTAATAGCGTTAGAAAGACTTTCAAATGAACCAACAACACCGTCTATAGCATGAAAACCATCCATAAATGTGTAAACTTTTTCTAAGTCACTCATTCCGTCGATTTCCATCTGAAGCTTAATCTTATTCTCTTGCTTCGTAAGCTCATTGATATGCTGCATTGCCTCATTGTATTCAGGGGTACCATAAGCAGAAATATCAAGTTTACCCTGCCAGTATGCTTTCTTTTCAGATAACCATTTCATTGAGCCCTTTGCCGCGTCAGACATATCAGCATTAATCTTCAATTCAAGTTGTTCAGCTTTGTCTTTCCATGTATCATATTGTTTTTTCCAGTATTGATACTTTGAATCGTCTACAGAATATTCAAGCTGTGTTTTATAGTAAGAAACTCTGTCTTTAGCATATTTTAGCGACCCTTCTTTTGCGTCAGACTTAAATGCCTTTCCTTCAATAACAACATCCTTAAGAGCGTTCTCCACGTCTTTCTTAAGACCTTCAAGCGCAGATTTATCAGCCTTTAATTCATTGATTCTGACAATATCAATCTAAGGGTTAAGTTTCTTAAGTTCACTGTCAATCTTTGATATTTCACTTTCAATATATTCAAGACTTCCCTTCTTTGGCTTAATACCAAGTTCCATCTCTTTCTTATCGATTTCCTTCTGTAAATCTCCTATCTGCTTTTTAGTCTTTTCAATATCAACTACAGAAAGATTCTTGCTTGTAAGAGATTTCTGTAAATCAGACAACTGTTTCTTAAGTGCGTCAATACTTCCTGGTTCTACCTCTACCTTAACCTTTGCCTTTGTTGTCTTTCCTGCCTTTCCTACAGGTGAAATTGGAGATGAATTTTTTGAACCACCAGTTCCAGAATTGTCTATATCAGAAAGCTTAACGGCCTCAGACTTGATTTCCTTAACATCCATTCCAATAGCCTTCTTGAACTTATTCCAAAGACCTAAAACAAAGTCAATCATCTTTTTAAACCAGTCTATAACTGCTGTAAGACCTTTTTGGATTGGCTTAAATATGCCCATATCAGACATAATAGACTTTAACTTATTCCATACCCATTGAACAGTAGTAACAACCATGTTAAAGCTCTGAATAATCATAGAAATTGCAACTGCAATAGCTTCCCATGCAATTTTAGCCGGTATAGACAAAGCTTTTATTGCTGCGCCAAGTGCCTCTACAAATGAAACACCATTACCAAAACCTGGTAATTCATCTATTAATTCAGAAATATAGTTTATGCAATCACGTACAGCGTCCATCCAAATCTAAAATATGCTAATTATTCCCTAAATCAATGCTGATTGACCAAGAGAAATCATTAATGCATCCCATGAAGACTTAAGTTTGTTTATTGTTCCTTCAAGGTTATCATTATTCTAAGCCATCTGTTCGTATGCTGTATTAGTGCCTGTTAATGATTTAGTATAATCCTTATAAGTTTCTTTTCCTTCTATAAGCGCTTGTAACATTGTTATTTGGCTGGCCCCTACCATCTCCTTCATTTGAGCGTCTGTTAATTCAGCTTTTGCTAAATTATCAAGTGCCTATGACATTCCCACGATTGAAGGCTTGAAATTGTCATTCGTCTGTACAGAAAGTGCTAATAATAATGCTTGTAATTTACTTCCTGCTACATCAGCAGAACTGAATTTAGGACCTACTGTTTCTATAGCTGCCGCTAAATCACTATAAGACATTCCTGCTGATTTTGCTTGTGTACCTGCTTTTTCAAATGCTGTATTTAAGTAAGAAATATCAGCTGAGCCCTATTGAGAAGCTGCTGCAAGTGTATTGATAATGCCTGTTGCTTCTGACGCCTAAACATTCATTTGATTCATTGTCGTTGTTATGGCTTTAGCCGCATCGACTACCTCAATCTAACCGGCTTCTGCAAGGACGTTTGCAGCTTCAGTAACATCTTGTAATCCTTTCTAATCTTTAAGAAGTTCTGGTGCTTGTGAACCTATGAGTTTCATAGAATCCACAATATCAGAAGCAGAAGCTTTAAAATCTTTGGACATGTCAATTGCTGCCTTTGACATATTCTTCATTGCAGAATCATCAAGGCCTGTGAGCGACTATAACGAATCCAAATGTGTATCTAAATCAGCTGCAGATTTTCCAGCAGAAACAAATAAAGCTCCAAGACCCGCAATAGCCCCTGTGATTAATCCGAGCGGCCCAAGGGCAACTGTTAAAGCGCTACCTAAGCCACCTGCAGAAGCGGTTAAACCAGTCATTGCGCCACCTAATCCTGAAAGAGAATTAGTAGCCCCTAAAATACCCTATGTAAATCCAAGGAAATTTCCACTTGCTAATGCAGAAGACAAACCAGAAAATGCACTTTTTGTCTGATTAATCTAACCAGACAAACTACCTAATGATTTTTTCGCGGATTCTGCGGCTTTCTTATTACGTCCAAGTGATTCTGTTATGGTATTGAGTCCACCGCTAAGATTATCCTAAAGTGAAGCTGTAATTCGAAGATCTTGCATAAATTAAATTAATAATTCAATTTACATATTTATAAGGATTCTGTATTAGCTGATTTTTCAGCTTTCTTTTTTACTCTATATTCCCGACAAGCCTCTCTTTTTCTTTCTTTATATTCTTCTGTACTATAATATTTTTTTAAATATTCTTTTCGTTTCTCTGTTTTTCTGTACTTCCTATCATATTCTCTGAAATATTTTTTTGAATCATCTTTTGAAATATTTCCACTTCGTATTTTATTCAACCCATTGTTAATAGTATCATAGTATTCTATGAGTTCGTCTTCTTTCTTTAATATTTCTTCTTCAGACAAATTTGTACAATCAATATCTTCAAATATCTCCATTGAGAAATTCTCCCTGCCTTGAGAAAACATAAAATTATCTACTGAATTTCTTTTATCAGTAAAATGACATTTTTTCCTTCCTTCAAAATTTCTTGTTTGACCAATATAAATTATCTTATCATTTCTTAAATCCTTTATATAATATATTGCTGTAATCTTTTCTTCCATATACTTTTCTTTTTTCTATAATATAAATTCATTATGCAAATGTTTACTAATAAAAACAAAAAGGATTCTTATTCAGAATCCTTTTTGTTTTGCTAAAGTATTTTCTCAAACATTGCTGCCTTTGCTCGAAGTTTGTCTCTATCTTCATTTGACATTTCTGTATTCTTCTCTGAATAATCTTCATCCCAAGGAAAAGACATAATATCTGTTATCTATAGTTTCTTCTTAGAATTTACAGATGCTAATACATAAGCCAAAATTCTCGTCATCTCCCACTCGGCCCGATTACAATATTTCAAACTATCCCAAAAATTATATACTTCCCATTCTTCCATTTCATCAAGAAAATACTTATAATCTACTAATTTAAGTTCAACAACTAGAATGCGAAATATTGTATGGGCCATTAAAAATTTTCATCCTTCTTTGACTTCTTAGAAGCCTTTTGGACCTTCTTTTTATCTTCTGCTGATACATTCTAAGCCATAAGAGAACTGTTGCGCTGTACGGCTCCTGTAAGCCATTCAGAGAATTCTTTTATCAAGCCTGGATTCTCGTCTATCATATCAATAAATTCATCATATGTGAACTGCAATTCCTTATCAGAAGTGATAATAACAGAATACATAAAAGTCAGAATTTCTGTCAACCCACGGGGCTCAAATGTTTTCCCAAGGATCTGTTCATATACCATCAAGCTTCTAAAGCTATACTTAAGCTTTACTTCCTTATCATTAATAGTGATATTCATAAGTTCTAATTTAATTTTTAATATTTATATAGCAGTTTTATAGCCTAGTTTTAGGGAATTAAAAAGTCCAGTCAATACAGAGATTAACTGGACTAAAAATTACTTTACTTTAATGAATTTGAAAATGAATACCGCTTTTCTGAATAGAAGAAGCATATTTATTCGTTTTTAAGATTATGCCTGTGCCACTGTCTTCTACTGAAGCGCACCGTTACCAGTCAATGTGATACTATAAGTCGAATTTTCACCGGTATTAGCATTTGCTTGCAATGAAGTGATAATAGCTGGACCTTCATAGTATTTTGCGCCAACAGAAGCGTCGGGGATCCAGTATGTAGAACTATCACCAAGACCATTAATATTATAATTATCAGCGTGGCCAAATGTTACTGTAATAGGAGTCTTTGCAACCATTACATTGAATAATGAATCAAATTCAGAATCAGTGTAAAGATTTTCTGAAGTGATTTCCCAAGTAATATTACCAATTTCAGAAGCGCCCCAATATCCTGAATCCTTGCTAGAAATTTCTATCGTATTACCTGTTATTGAAAGTGTATGTGATGTAGCATATGCTAAAGATTTACCATCCTTAAACAACATGATTTCATCTCCTTTAACTATAGTTGGTTTACTCATATGAATAATAAATTTATTTTTAGTATTTATTTCTGTATTTAAACTTTTTTCATCAAAACTGTATAATAGGAAACATTAGAATAATATGAAGGAAATATGGAAAGACATACCAGGTTATGAAGGAAGATATAAGGCCAGTAATTTAGGAAGAATTAAATCAATGAATTATTTAGGCCATAAAGGAAATGAACAAATACTAAAACAATATAATACAGGTAAAAATTATCTACACGTCAGATTGTATAAAGACAATAAATCATATAATTTTTCTGTTCATAGATTAATAGCAAAAACTTTTATTGATAATTATTCTGAAGATTTACAAATAGATCATGTTGATAATAATAGACAGAATAATATATTAAGTAATTTAAGATTAGTAACACAAATAGAAAATATGAATAATCCAAATTCAAATACTATAAAACCGTGCAGAATATATTTCAATACAGGTGAAACAAAAAACTTTTCATCTTTAACAGAAGCTGCAAATTATATAGGATGTTCAGTATCTTTTATATGCTGTTATATAAACAGAAAACAAGGATCCAAAAAATACAATTTCAAGAAGGTTGAATACATTTAAAGCAAGCATATGCTAAATACAATGGTTTTGTAATTTTTCAACCGGCTTCGTGTTTAGACAAAAAGAAAAGTTCAGAAAATGAATTTCTGAACTTTCTCCTTTAAGTAACATTAATCTTTATATTAACCTTTAGATATTGTTTTTCATTTGTAATTTCATGAGTAAATGTTATATTATGTGTTATATAATAAACATCTCCTACTTCTGCTGCTCCTGTAAATTTACCAAATTGTGGATAAGACGTTGACGTGGTTTCATATATTTCTGCACTATAATCTACATATCTGTAATTAACTAGCTGACCCATCTTGTAACTGACCCAGTAGTCATGCCATTCCTGTGGATTTTCTCCATATTCTGGTGACGGATAACCGACGGTTCCATCTACATAATCTATTACATCTTGACCACTCTGTGTACCATTACCTTTTCTAAATACAATTTCTTTAGTATTCCTTGCATCAAAGAAGTTTTTCACATAAGGCTCATCATAATTCAAATAAACATAGAAAATCTATTTGCTTTCATCTTCTTCATCATAATCCTGAATTTTAATTCTGTATAAATCTGAATAAAGTATTGTACAACCTTTTTGATATAACACATCACAATAATATAATATTAATTTATTCGTGAAACTCATATACTATGGAGTTCCATTGTCATTAAAAACTCCAGGAAAATCTTTGTTGTTATTATTAATATCTTTACCAGATATAATGGTTTCTACTTCAAATTGATCTACTGCCCAATTGCTTCTTTTGCCTTGTAAAACATTATAGAAATAATTACTTAATTCATACAAACCATCGCCTTCTCCATCTTTCTTAATGTCTATTTCTATATTTGATTCATAATTAAGGGTTTCAAATTTTAAATAATAAGTGTAATATGGTTGTGTTGAACTATGCCAATACCTTACACTAGCATCACAGTCATAATTTATAACTTTCATTCCTGCAATTTCACTTGTTACTCCTTGTAAAGACTACCATTCAGATGTTATTGGAGAATAATATTCATTTGATTGTCTTTCAAACTAAAGCGTGCTAAATATTTGAATTGGGTATTTCATGGTAAATAACACATCCTGACCGAATAATGTGTTATTAGGATCATAAATTCTGACTGATACATCACCTTCCGCGCTTAATGAAGTAGACTTGAAATTAAACGTACCTTTACCAAACGAAACATCGCTTGTATTATATGTTATTAAGTTACTTGGATCATAAACAGAAACATTCAAATTTCTTTGATACTCATTTGGAACTTCTTCCCATGTGAAACTGTAATAGTTGCTTACATCATTAATGTATTCATTCTTATTTCCAGAAACATCTATCCTGTGTACAGGAATCTGTCCAAACTCAAATGATATATTATTTGAAGTATCAGTAGAGACATCACTGACCTTGAATATTACAGTATGACCCTGACCTACATCGTTGTTGTTTCTGACAAAATTAATAGTTCCACTTGTTCCGTTTACACTGGTATCATACCATTGATATATGTATTCACTTCCCTGTATCAGTGAAACATCAAGTTTCCTCTATGTTAATACAGGATCCGTATAATAATCGAATTTATACTTTCTGTCAGCGATATAAGGGCCTGCATCGACATTCCTGAACATGATGCTTCTTACTTTATTGTGCAATTCAACTGCAATGTCTTTCCTTATATCATAATTATTCTCATGATAGAAGCGGAATACAATATCTGTTATCTCTTCAACAGGCTCAGCAAATGTGAAAGTGAAATTAGTCTTACCGTTTATGAAGCTGACATCCTGTATTACAACTTTATCTGCACCTTCTGTTATATCAAATACTACATATTCATCAGTAGTAGTCGGATAAAGCTCTGCTGCAACTGAATATAGTGTATCTGTAGAAACAAATATCATTCTATCGTATAAACCAAAAACATTAATATCATAATTAAGCTCTTCTATCACAGGCTGTTCTTTGTATGTCAGCACGACTTCCTTCTCGTCAAACACACTCGCATTCAATCTTGACTGTGCTCTAACCTTAACCATCTATGTTATTGTTCCTTCTTTAATAGTCAATTCCCCACTGCTTGCATCGATGCTTGCATACGTGCTACCGTCTACAATACTCCACTATAAATCATCATTCAAAGTATTAAGAGGCTACTTACTTGGCGACATCTGTATAGTAGTTCCCATATACTACAGGTTTTCCTATATCGTTACGTCAGTAGTAGAAACGTTAACACGGTTGGGGAATGTTACCTTATTCGTGAATTCCACGTACGGTATTCTGATTTCTAATCCTGCCATGTTCTTTCTTTGGTTAGTTGTTTAGATATTTATTATGTGTACCATATACCTACTCTGGAGGAGTATTCCACACACAGGAAACTTCCAACAGATAAGGAATGATATTCCAAACAGATAGGATAACTTTCCACACACATAAGTAATCACATACACTATAGTAATACATTATACAATATACATTATACATTATTAATTATTATATACTATACATATACTACTATACTCTCTATATATAATCCCCATATATGTACGGTTTCGTCAAAAAAAAAATGTCCTCGATAAAACTATCCTTTATGTGTGGTTTCGTCGAAAAAAACACGGCCAGTAAAACTATCCGTTTCCGAAACTTTTTCCAAAATTTTTTCTGTACAGATCCCCGGGCATAGCTGAATGTTTTAGAAAGTGGATGGAATGCCGCCCCAACCTTATCTCACGCACATTGCTCGTTTCTGGCCCACCAGCACGTTTCCGGGGTTGTCCCTTGCTGTGTGTAAGGGAATCACAAACAAACGCGGTACGGGCAAAGTATAATATAGAAATCAGAGAATGAATATATGGCAGAATGGAGAGACGTCAAGGGTTTCGAGGGACTGTACAAAATATCTGAAACCGACGAGGTGCACAGGATAAATATTAAAACATGATTTTTATTAAATGAAGACCAGATTAAATATACAGTTGTGGATAGCCATATTTTTGGTTTTAGTTGGCGCAACATTGCTTATAATGGGGTTTTGGGTTATACCATTAGGAGAAATATCTCCATCAGTGCTTACAGCTTTTGGAGAGATATGCACTTTCAGCGCAGGGCTACTAGGAATAGATTATCACTACAAAGCAAAGATATATTTAGATACAAAGAATGGGGATAACTCCATTTAATAATACGGATAAGAAAGAGAAAGAAAATGAACAACCATAACTATAAGGTTTATATAGTCTTTCATTAGGAATCGCAGAGAGACTAATATCCGCATGGATAATGACGCGCCTGAAAATCTATATGTAAATATAATAAAGTAATCAATATTATGAATTATAGGAAATACAGAAAAGAAGTCCGCGTTTACATGAAGAAAATAGAGAAGCAGCTTGCAGCAGAATACGGTCAGGTTGCACCAGAATGGGACATAACACTTGAACAGCTTGCGGACAGTTATCAGCTTTACCTTAATATTAAGGAACAGATAGAAAAGGACGGACTTATAAAGAAATCTATAAGAATAGGAAAGAAAGGTGAACCGATGGAAGTAGAGGAAAAACACCCTTTGTTTCCGGCATTATTCAATACACAGACGAATATAAACAGGATAGTTGGATAGTTCGGCTTCACACTTTTCAGTAAATCTAGAATAAAGGCTAAGCCTGAGATAAACGATGAAAAAGATGATTACTTAAACAGCTTATGATTACAGTATACACGACAATAGAATTGGCATGCTATATGAAACAGCCGTTTAAGACTTATGAAAGATTGTATGAGGTCCTGTAGTTATTGCCGAATGAAGGATCTCATATAAGTTTTTCTGTCAAGAAACTGCTTAAGGATTATTTCTCACCAGAGGCAAAGGGAATGAATCTGATAGCATATATAGAAGGTGATAATTACTATGTTGATATAGATAACGGAGACGAGACACTTAATGACATAAAGAAGAAACACATGATTAAAGGTATAGTCAATTCAGATAAGACGATAACAGTTAAAGTATAAATACTTAAAAGGAAATTATTATGAGTTAGTGGGAATTGGCGTTAGAGTTATTATATTAGCAGATACAGGAATTAAGCAGAGAAGTAGTTGAGTTAAGAAAAGATATAGAGGATTTAAAGAAGAAGATTAATATTTATGAATAAGTTAAAACCAGAAGGATTTAAGATACAAACACCAAAATTTTAGTTATCACTAAATAACGCTAATAGCAATCTGAATATTGATTTACCAAAAACATTTGATAATAAACAGTGTAAAATTATAAAGAAGGAAAAAACATATAAGACTTTCAGTTTATTTTGAGATAATTACAATATTACCCATTACATTATTTAAAAAACATTTAATTTTCTTTTTAGAGTACTTGCCATAGTATTTTAAATAATTATTTTTATTAGTTCCGGATTGTTCGTGATGAATAGTCCGGATTTTTATTATGTGTTAAAATATCTTAAATTGCAAAGAAATGCTAAACTATTTTGGAAACCTGTGGTACCATAATTAAAATAATTAAAGAGTTAATTATTATTTTAAATTTTTATTTGTATTTGTTTTTTTAAATAAATGTATTCATTTCATTGCGCACGGTCTGGGATAGATAGTGCGCAATTTTTATATGTATTCTATTAGATAATAAATAGTAAAATGCATTTTTTATATTATGAAGATTATTTCAAACAATCAGGATTTATCTTTGAACTTCGATATTCTTTCAATGGCCGGTGAGGATATGAGCTTAGATATGTTTGAGAAGTTCAATATTACAGTTTATACACAGGATCCTAATATACAACCTCAAATAATGAAGAATGATTTAGGTGATGAAGTTTTAAGTATTGGCTCTGATATTCTTTCAGAATTGCCAGACGGACAGATAAGTCTTAAATTTGAATGGGCTTTTGTAGATGAGACATATAATGACGGTACTTATGACACAAAAGCATGTAAGCATTTGGATTACTATTTAAGGAATGACACACAGAATATTTCTGGCAATTCAAGGGATTATTATACCAAAGAAGAAATCAGAAATATGTTCATCAATTTGGATCCTTCTACTTTTGTACCTATGATTGCTGATATTCAACAGGGACCTGCAGGACAGGACGGATAGGATGGTGCAGACGGTGTTGATGGTCAGGACGGTGCAGACGGTATAACTCCGCATATTGATGAGAATACTGGAAACTGGTTTGTCGGTGATGAGAATACAGGTGTTCATGCACAAGGACCACAAGGTATTCAGGGTATTCAAGGTATTCCTGGTGTTGACGGTCAGGACGGTAAAGATGGAAAGGATGGTTCTACTGGACCTCAGGGACCAAAGGGAAATGATGGTTCTACTGGTAAATCTGCTTATGAGATTGCTGTTGATTATGGTTTTTCAGGTAATGAAGAAGCATGGCTTTTATCTTTGAAAGGACAAGATGGAAAGGATGGAAAGGATGGCAAAGATGGTGTTAATGGTATAAACGGACAGGATGGTTCTACTGGACCTCAGGGACCTGCAGGACAGGACGGTTCAAACGGTTTGACTCCATATATTAATTCTTCAAATAAACACTGGATGATTGGCGATTCTGATACAGGTGTTTTAGCAGAAGGTGTTGACGGAACTAATGGTACAAACGGAACAAACGGTGTTGACGGTTCTACTGGTAAATCTGCTTATGAAATTGCTGTTGATAATGGTTTTGTCGGCAATGAGCAAGCATGGTTGGCTTCTTTACATGGTCAGGATGGAACTAATGGTACAAACGGTACAAACGGACAGGACGGTGTGACACCACACATAGATTCTTCTACAGGAAACTGGTTTATCGGAAACACTAATACAGGCGTAAAGGCAGGCGCATATTCTGTGCAGATTCTGACACAGGCTGAATATGATTTGGTAGATCCAAAGGATCCTTATGTAATCTATATCATACAATAAAATTAATTTTAAGGCTAATATGGGCTCTTATAACAGCATAAATTTTACAAAGCTTATAGTTAACAGTATTCCATATAATAAGGCTTATATGGGCTCTAAAATACTGTTTGAGAACAACAATCCTTTTACACTTGAAATAACCGGTTATAAAGACGGAAATCAATATGCAAGCTTATATTACAGGAAAGGAAGTAATACACAAGAGAATTGTACTTTCTATATTACATGCGGAAATAACACATATACAAAACATGCAACAAACACAACAGGATCTTATCTTACGGATGACAATAATAACAGAGTTTATTTTTATTCTGGTGACAAGATAAAGATAAAGGTTGTTTACGATAATAACGATACACCGGTTATAGGAACTAATATATACGGTGCAGGTATTGCTCTTTCTGGTTGCTATTATAAGGTATACGGTGATTTATCTACTTACAATGCAAACGGTTTTTATTCTGCTTTGTTAGCTACCGGTAATTCAGGTGGTGTTACTTGTAATGGTTTGACAGATATAAGCGGAATTATATGGTCAGATACAGTTTCACAATACTGTTATTACAATATGTTTTACGGTCAAGAAAATCTTACTCAGGCAGTTGATTTACCGGCAACTACATTAACATATAAGTGTTATACAAATATGTTTTATCATACAGGTGTAACAGATATAACAATGCATGCTTTAGATTATTCTCCTATTGAATCAGCAGGTACAGCAGGCAGTTTTAATCAATTTCAAATGACTGGTACGCAGCCTACTAATGGAGGTGTATTTAGATTGCCAGTAGGAAATAATATAGAACAGTTCAGTAGTATTGAGGGTAAGGCACCTGATGCATCAGATCAGAAATGGACCATACAGACTATAACAACAGATTATTCACAAGAATACTTTACCATAAAATCATTAGAGGATAACAATACTATAACATTCACCAAGTATAATTCTAACAGCAGTTATATTACAACAGATAAAGCTATTCAATATTCTAAAGATTTAAACACATGGAATAATATTTCATTTGTTACAGACAACAGCAGCTAGATTGTTTTAAATAATGGAGAGAAACTGTATTTGAAGGGTACTAATAGTGCTTATGGGGAGAAACTGTATTATGATTCATATTTGACTAGCGCTAATATATAGTCAAGCGGAAATATTGATGTCATGGGAAATGTAATGTCTTTGATATATGGAGATAATTTCATTGGAAATAATACTATATCTACTACACAAACATTTGCAGGTTTATTCAGTGATAATAATAAGTTAGTAAATACAAAAGACTTGGTATTACCAACAATGTCATTAACAAAGGATTGTTATAATGCTATGTTTTATGACTGTACATCATTGGTAACGGCTCCTGTTTTGCCGGCAACTACACTAGCAACACAATGCTACATAGCTATGTTTTATAATTGTACTTCACTTACAACAGCACCAGCACTTCCGGCAACTACATTAGCAAATTATTGTTATTCGGATATGTTTAATGGTTGTACTTCACTTACAACTGCACCAGAATTACCTGCAACTACATTGGTAAATGGTTGTTATTTTGAAATGTTCAGAAATTGTACTTCATTAAATTACCTAAAGGCAATGTTCTGTTTTAAAGAAGGAGAATCAGTTAATTCTTGGAATGTAAGGTATTGGTTAGATGGTGTTTCTGCTACAGGTACTTTCGTTAAGAATTCAGAAGCAACCTGGAATAATTCCGATTGGGGTATTCCATCTGGATGGACTGTAACAACAGCATCTGAATAAGAAAATAAATATGGAAAAGAAAGGAAACGATTATGAGTAATCAGCCAATCAGAATAAATGTAGGAAAACCGCCTAAATATACAAATCCAAGCATTGTAGTAAACAATGTGGTAAAGCCACATTATGTTACCAATACTGCATTCCAACAGTTAGTGGAAGTTGTAGAAGATATTCCAAATAAATACTTATAGAAGTCTGAACTGAACAGCAAAATAAACCAGTATCTGCAAGACAATGACATAGTTGTTTATAATTCAGATGAAAACTGCTTAGAGGTACTTTAAAATAAACACATAATATATTATGCCAACATTAAACGGAAACAGAATAGAACAAATAAAGGTTGCTGGTCAGATGGTCAACTTAGGTCCAGACGTCAGTAATTTAATATCTGCTGCAGACGTATCAACTAATTACGTAAAGAAGGCGGATTATGACACAAAGGTTGAGAATATCGATGCAAGCATTCTTGAAAGAGCAAAGATTGCTGACGTCTCTAATAACTTCGTAAAGAAAGAGGACTGGGATGCGATATTCAGCAACACAGACGATTCGGATCAGGTAATCAACAAGTGGAAAGAGGTTGTAGACTTCTTGGACGGAATGTCAGAGGATTCAAGTCTTGGTGCATTGCTTTTGGATAAGGCAAGCAAGAATGATATTTCTACATTCATGGATGAAGACGATGTATCTGCATACTTGGCACAGCACGGTATCGGTCAGGTTGATTTGACTGACTACTATACAAAGAATGAAATAGATACAAGCGTAGCAGCAAACTATCAGGTTAAGGGTAACTACTTGACACAGCACCAGAGCTTGGCAGACTACTATACAAAGACTCAGTGCGATAACAAGTTTGCACAGATTCAGGTAGCAGCTTCTACGGATGCGATGGACGATGATTCAGTAATCTATTTGGTATTGAGTTGATTTATATTTCTCTCATATATATTTTTCGATTATAAATTTTGGTGTGTATCGGATTTTTATCTGGTACACACATTTTATTATAAATATAAGGTAAAACAAACGTATTAAATTTATGAGTGATACAAGCACATTAATAGCGATAAAATATAAAGGTCAGATGATTGACCTTCCTACAGGAGGCGGAAGTGCAGATTTATCAAATTATTATACTAAGACTCAGATTGATACAAGCATAGCAAGTAATTATGCAAGTAAATCAGATGTTTCTGTTTTAGATACTTCTGTTTCTAAACTTTGGGATACTTCTACACAAGGAGGAGGTTCAGGAATTTCTTTGCAATATTTAACACAGGCAGAATATGATGCTTTATAGGTTAAAGATCCATCTACTTTATATCTCATAGAGGAAACTTTATAAATTAATCGATTAACTTATGAGCATAAACGTAAATAAATTTCCAGTCAATACTATATCAGATGAGCAGGTAAATGGAATAGGAAATCTGAATGTTTCTGTTACTACTTCTAAATCAGACGTGATACAGACTATATTTAGTACCCCATGTATAAGCGCTACTTCCAGCTTCAAAATACAAATAAGCTTTACTACATACAGCGCGTGGGCAGGTGGTGGAATACTAATAGGTCATACGGGTTCAACAACAGAATATGACGATATGCGCGTGTTTTTTACCAGCACGGACCTTTATTATGACTTTAATTCATCAAGAAAATACACGTCTGCTTCTTCATATTTTGGTAAAGTTAATAATTGGGAAATAGGGAATTACTATATCAAAAATCTTGACAATAATACAAATATATTAACAGGCACTACTCAATCAATAGGCACACATTTGAATTATTTGGGAATGTGGGGCGCCAGTGACTCATGTATACTACATTGGTTGAAAATTTGGCAGAATGGTTCGACTTTAACATATGATATTATACCTTTTAAGGACTCATAGGGGTACGGCCTTTATGATCAGGTTTCTCATACAATGAAGTATAGAGTCACAAATAATAATCAGGTACAGCTTATAGGAAGTTCTTATCAGACTCAGGTCACGTCTTTATATTGGTTAGATACAATGATTAATAAAGCTTATATGGGCAGTAATTTGATATTTGAAAAAATTGTAAGCTATTATGATACAGAATATTTCACCATACAATCATTAGAGGATAATAATACAATTAGTTTTAATAAAAATGGATCTTCTTCTGATACAAAAATTATATATTGGTCAAGTGATAAGACAACATGGAATAGTGTATCGTCAGCAGACTCAGATACTACTCTTAAGACATTAAGTAATAATGAGAAAATTTATATAAAAGGTAGTAATGATTATTATGCATCATCTTTAACAGTATATAATTATTTTAATTCAGATTATGAATTTAATATTTCTGGAAATATAATGTCATTAATATATGGAGACAATTTTATTGGACAGACTACATTACCGTCTGTTTCTTATATTTTTGATAGTATATTTAGTGGTTCAAGAGTAGTTGATGCATCTAATCTTATATTGCCTGCTACTACATTAACAGATAGCTGCTATAGAGAAATGTTTAAAGGATGTTCAAGTCTTACATCAGCTCCTGTATTGCCTGCTACTACATTAGCATCCAATTGCTATAGAGCAATGTTCTCAGGATGTTCAAATCTTACATCAGCTCCTGAATTGCCTGCTACAACATTAGTAAATTATTGTTATTACTATATGTTTGAAAATTGTGCATCATTGACTGCACCACCTGTATTGCCTGCTACTACATTAGCTGTAAGTTGTTATATGGATATGTTCAGAGGTTGCACAAGTCTTACATCAGCTCCTGTATTGTCTGCTACTACATTAACAGATAGCTGCTATAGAGAAATGTTTAAAGGATGTTCAAGTCTTACATCAGCTCCTGTATTGTCTGCTACAACATTAACAGATAGCTGCTATAGAGCAATGTTCTCAGGATGTGCACTTACTGATGCTCCTACATTGCCTGCTACAACATTAGTAAATTATTGTTATGGATTTATGTTTGAAAATTGTACATCATTAACAAATGTTCAATCTATATTGCCTGCTACTACATTAGCATCCAATTGCTATAGAGCAATGTTCTCAGGATGTTCAAATCTTACATCAGCTCCTGAATTGCCTGCTACAACATTAGTAAATTATTGTTATTATCGTATGTTCGAATCATGTACGTCGCTCAGTTATATTAAATGTCTTGCTACTAATATATCTGCTTCAAATAGTCATAACTCTTGGGTGAGTGGTGTTGCAGCAACTGGTACTTTTGTAAAACCATCATCAATGACCTCATGGACAACGGGTACAAGTGGAATACCTTCAGGTTGGATTGTTCAGACAGCAAGTTCTTAAATTACAAATAAATGCAAATATTCAATATCTTATAAATAACTTAAAGATATTGAATATTTTTTGTTTAAATGAGTACCTTTACTGAAATTAACCCCGACGTTCAGAAATATGTTAATGATGTACTTTCTGGTGAAGAAGTTGCCGGAGAGGCAATTCGTCTTGCATGTAAAAGATTTAAAGAATGGTTTGACAGAGAAGACTTTTGGTTTGACAATGACAAAGTTAATAAGGTTATCGACTTTATTGGTCATTTAAGACACTTTGAAGATTAGTTCGCTGGTCAGCCTTTTCTTCTTTTGCCATGGTAGGCGTGGATTATTGCAAATATATTTGGATGGTACAGGGCAGACGATCATAATAAGAGAATAATTCGTAATGTATTCCTACTAATTTCTCGTAAAAACGGTAAGACAGCACTTTCTGCAGCAATTATGCTTGCAGCTATGATGGTTGACGGTGTTCAGGGTGCTGAATGTTATTTGGTGGCAAACAGTAGGGATTAGGCCAAAATATGTTATAAATTCATAGATGGTTTTGCAAAATCGCTCGATCCACGACATAAACACTTAAAGCCTTTCCGTGATTATCTGTTATATCCAAAGACAAATTCAAAAGTCAAATGTTTGTCTTCTGATACTATGACACAAGATGGACTTAATCCTTCATGTTTTATCGTGGATGAATATCATGCTAGTTAGAACAGTGATAATTACAATGTTTTAAAATCCGGTTAGGCATCACGTAAAAATCCTTTAGCGATAATTATTTCATCTGCTGGGGTTCTTCTTGATACTTATCCATGTTTTGAGGAATGTAGGGTTGGTATGGAAATTCTAAGAGGTTTAAAAGAGGACGATTCCAGATTTTACGCCATCTATCAGCTTGATCCTAATGACGACTGGAGAGACGAGAATGTTTGGAAGAAAGCTTCACCAAACTATAAGGTAACAGTGTTTGAGGACTATATGAAGGAAAGAATTCTGGAGGCAAAGAATGATACAGCAAAAGAAGCAGATGTAAAGACAAAGAACCTTAATATGTGGGTACAGTCTATGAATGCATGGTTACCTAACGAACTGATAGACAGTCACATGTAGAAAGTAGATATGAGTCAGTTTACAGAAGAAGACCTTGGTTATATGGGTATAGACTTATCAGCAGTCAGAGACTTATCTTCAACATGTATTATGTTTCCGCCAGATTCAAGGCGTTCATATTACCCTGATAAATTCATATTCAAATCTACGGTATATATTCCACCATGTGCTTTAAGAGAATCTCCTAACCATACTAAATATGAGAATTTCATTCATAATGGCTATGCAAGACTAACGACAGGTAAATCAGTGGACTATGATACAATTTTGGCGGATATTTTATCTACAGAGAAACACATTACAATACAGAAAATCAGTTATGATGCATGGCAGGCAGCAATGTTTGTAAAGAATGCAATGGCAGAAGGTTTGCCAATGGAGGCATTTGCACAGGGACTTGGTAATTTCAACAGGCCAACAAAGACTTTTGAGATACTTCTCAGGAATGACAAGGTAATTATAGACACGAATCTGGCCACAAAATGGTGTTTTAACAACTGTGAACTGAAAATCGATCACATGGAAAACTGCAAACCAGTAAAGGCAGGAGATGATCAGAACAAGAAAATCGATATAGTTATTGCAATGTTGGAGGCTCTTGGCGGTTATCTGCTTGACAATGACTATTATTTTGGAGAATAAACGAAAAATAAATCTATTATGAATACGACATAGAAACCACGGAAGTTTAAGAATGAAAATACAGAAAGAAAGAAGAAACTGTACAATACACAGGACTGGAAAAAGCTTTCCTTGATTTATAAGCAGGAGCACCCGCTTTGTGAATGTTGCAAGATAGACGATAAAGTTTCTTCTGTTGAGGAAGTTCACCACTTGATTAAGTTTGATGATCAGGAGAAACCAGAAGTTCGCTCAATGCTACTGCTTGACAAGGACAATCTTATTTCACTTTGCAAGGACTGTCATCAGAAGTATCACAAGAATCAGAAAGAATTATCTGGACTTCAGCGAAATCTTTTTCATGAGAAACAGCTTTTGGTGAAGAGGAAATATGAGAATCAGCTTATATTTCTTACTGTCAAATAAATATGAAAAATACATACAACAAATATGAGTTGGTTTAATTTTGGAAAGAAAAAAGAAGAAAGATCTGCAGATGTTCATCCTATAACATATGAAGATGTTTATGGTATATCTGGAGGTTTTTCTATTTTCAAACAGCATAACAGCTTTGCACTGTCTTTATCAGCGGTGTATTCAGCCGTTGAGCTTATATCAAATTCTATTGCGCTTTTACCTATTCAGGTGAAGTTTAAGGACGATAAAGGGGATCCACAGATTAACAATGATCATGAGCTTAATTTAGCGTTCAATAACAATGATATGAGCAAGTATATGATTATCAAAATGATGGTTGCAGATATGCTATTGTTTGGCAATGGTTATGCGCTTATTGAAAGGTCAGGCGGTCATGTGACCGGCATACGTTATTTGGAGGCGAATGATGTTCAGGTATAGTGGGACAAATACAAGAAGAAACTTTACTATACATGCAATACTGTAGCGGGAAAAATAATACAGCCTGAAAATATTTTACATATCTACAAGAATTCTCGTGACGGTCATACGGGTATTGGTGTATTGAAGTATGCAGCAAGGACTATTGACTTGGCAAACTATACAGAAAATTCTTCTCTTGATTATTTTGCAAAAGGACTTAATGTAACAGGCATTGTTCATGCTAAACAGCCTATGAATAAAATACAGGCACAACAGGCACTTAATTCTATTGAGGGCAATGTAAATGCAGACAAGGCATATTACAAGTTCTTACCTTTTGATATTGATTTTCAGCCGCTTACACAGAATGCAAAGGATGCACAGATGATTGAAACAAGACTTTTCAATGTATCTGAAATCGCAAGATTTTTCAATATATCACCGGTACTTTTGCAGGATTTAAGCAAGTCTTCTTACAGCACTGTAGAGGCAGCTAATTTGCAATTCTTAACACAGACACTTCTTCCATATATCTCGATTATAGAGGCAGAATTTAACAGGAAATTGGTCGGTGAAGAGAATATCTTTATTGATTTGGATGAAAGAGAATTCTTACGAACTGATTCTCAATCAACAGCGAATTATTATGTTACACTTGTAAATGCGGGGATACTTTCCAGAAATGAGGTACGTGAACAACTTGGATACAATAAAGTTGAAGGTGGAGATGAATTAGCTATTCCATATACAAACACAGAACAGAATACTTTTGGCGATAAATCTGAAGAGGAAAAAGATACTGATGAAAAACCAGAAGATAAAGAAGAGAAGCAGCCGGCGAAGAGAGGCAGAAAACCAAAATCTGAAGAGAGCAAATAAATACTAAAATAAATCTTACAAAAGATGAATAAAGAAGTTAGATATTCTCCTATTGTTTTCAGAAATCTTGAAGAAGATTCTCGAAGACTTGAAGGAAGAGCTATAGTATTTGACAGCTATTCTAATAATCTTGGATTCTATGAAAAGATAAACAGATCGGCGGTCACACAAGAATTGATTAATAATTCTGATATTATCTTTACATTTAATCATGATCCTAATCAGCTATTAGCTAGATATAGAAATGGCGGCGGATCGCTTGACGTTGAATTAAGGGAAGACGGTGTTTACTTTTCTTTTGATATTCCAAATACAACGTTGGGTAATGATATTTACGAATTGATTAAGCGCGGCGATATTTCAAACTGTAGTTTCTGTTTCTCTATTTCTGATGAAAAAGATTCTCAAAAGTGGGAAAAACGTGAAGGAAAGATGTACAGGGAAATCATGAAAATCGGCGGACTCTATGATTTATCAGCGGTTACTTACCCCGCTTATTCTGATACAGAAATCAATGCAAGAAGTATTGAGGCAAGAAATATTGCAGAAGCAGAGCTTGACAAGATACTTAAGGAAGCAGAAGAAAAGGCGGAAGAGCAGGAAAAAGAGCAGGAAAATCGTGAAGAGGAAAAACCAGAAGAAAAAGAGGTAGAAAATCTTGACGAAAAACCGGAAGCAGAAAATCGTGAAGAGGAAAAGCCGGAAGAGGTTGAAAAACCGGAAGAAGAGGTTGAAAAGCCGGTTGAAGAGGTTGAAAAGCCGGTTGAAGAAAAAGCAGAAAAACGTGAAATAAATAAAGAAAACAAAAATAATATTAATATTATGAATAAACAAAATAGTTTAGTAAAAGAATTGCGTAATGCAATCGAAAATAACCAGAAATCTATAACTGTTGCAGCTGAAAATCGTACTGTAACTGTACAGGGTTATGGCACAGGCGAATCTGCAGTAGACGGTGTTCATGACGAAGTTATTGAAACTGAAATACAGGGTATTTTGGAGCCTTTGTATGCAAACTCTGTTTTAGCAAATCTTGGCGCTCGTTTCTATACAGGACTTCCACACGGCGATGTTCAGGTACCAAAAATGGGTAAAGGATCTTGCGGTTGGGCAGGTGAAATCGAGGCAGCTTCTGCAAGCGGAAATACTTTTACAACTGTAAAACTTTCTCCAAAACGTTTAACAGCATACGTTGACATTTCTAAGCAACTTTTAGCACAGGATACAATCGGCGTTGAAGCAGCTATTAAGAGAGATATTGTTAATGCACTCAATGATAAATTGGAAGCAACAATCTTCGGTGCAGTAGCAGGCGATGAAACAAAACCAGCAGGTATTTTCTATGGTGCAACAGAAACAAACGTTGATACTTTTGCACAGCTTTGCGCTTTTGAAGCAAGTCTTGACGACGCTAATGTAAACGGCCAGAAGAAATATTTGATGGGTAATACAGCTAAGGCAACATTCAGATCAATGATTAAGGGCACAAACAATACAGGTATGGTATTGGAAAACGGTCAAATCGACGGTACTCCAATGTTGAATACTTCTAATGTTTCTACTAAGAAATTTGTTTACGGTGACTTCAATTATTTGGCAATCGGTTCTTGGGGCGATATTGAGATCACAATCGACCAATATACACAGGCCGTGAATGGTTGTGTACGTCTTGTGATAAATGCTTACTTTGATGCTAAGATCTTACGTCCAGAAGCATTCAAATTTGGTAACGTAGATTAATCATTAGATTTATAAAGATATTCAGAAAGGTAAGGTTTTGCACTTTACCTTTCTTTTTATATTATAATAAATATCAAAAATACAGTATACGTTTATGCTTGACTTGAAATTAGTAAAGAAACACCTTAATCTGGAAAATGAATTTACAGATGATGATATTTATATAATGGGACTTTGTGAGGCCGCAGAAGAGGTAGTCAAGAATGCGATAATGCCAGATAGTTAGGATGATTTACTGGATGAAGAAGGTGATTACCTTCCAAATGTACGTCATGCAATCTTGCTCCTTGTTGGAACATGGTACGCTAATCGTGAGACTGTTTCATATGGTATAGCGAACAAGATACCACATGGATTTGATTATATCTGTCAACAGCTTAAAACTTATCATTTTTAATCATGGCAATAATAGGAGCGGGAAGACTTAATGAACATATAGAAATTTGGTGCCTTGATATTCAGACAACAGAATTCGGAGATACTAAAGAGGAATGGAAATTTATCTGCAATGCTCGTGCAATGGTTGATCATACAGGCGGAAATCTTTCTGTTGAAAATCATGAGCTCTGGAACAGCTATACCAAAGATTTTACCGTCAGAATACATACTAATGTACAGGATTCAGACAGGATAAAGTACAATGATCATTGGTACAGAATAATAACTATTGACATAGACAGAGGCAGGCAGACAAAAATAATAAGAACTGAATTAGTAAATGAATAATGGCGGAAATTGATATGACATATTCAGACGGTGGACTTATGAAATGTTTAGAGACACTCAAAGGCAAGGATTTCAGACGCATAGAGAAGAAAGCAATGCGCAAGGGTGCAGCATAGATTAAGAGACAGGCAGTTTCTAATTTCAAGAAGGAATTGCCCGCTGCAACACAGCCTTCTGAAAAATATTCTGACAGGCTTATCGATGCTATTCGCTCTACTATCTATGAGGAAGGCAATGAGATATATTTCAAAGTGCATACGATGGGTACCAGGAAGAAGGATTCTGGTACATTCAGGGCAAGATTCTTTGAGAAAGGCACGAAGGAAAGAAACAGTGACGGACACAGAAGAGGACAGATAAATGCCACAAACTTCTTTAGTAATGCTGTTACTTCCGCGAGTTCAAAGGCATATAATGCCATAAACCAGACGTTTACAAACGAAGTTCAAAAGCTTTTAGATAAAAAATATGAAGAGACAAAGATATGATTAATACATTAAAGATAAACAAGTATATACGTAAGTTTCTCATTGAGAATAAAGATTTGGTGAAAATTGTTAAGGCAACATAGATGTTTCCGATATTGGCAAACCAGAATACAAAGTTTCCTTTTATCACTTATCAAAGAACCGCTGTTTTTTCATCATATCAGAAAGACGGTTTGACAGAGGACAAGATTACACTTGAAATTATAGCTGTTTCTGATGATTACACACAGTCTATTGAAATAGCAAGTTTAATACGTGATACACTGGAGATGAAGAGATTTCAGGATAGCGATATAACAATATATTCTATGCTGTTGGAATCTGTACATGAAGAATTTGCAGATAACGCTTATATTCAGAGGTTGGTATTTGAGATTAAGGCAATATAATGCTATCACACAGTTATTCAATTTAAATTTTAGCAAACAACAAATGCTCGTGGAAGAGGTAATCAATTATTTGGTTATCTCTTTTTTGTTCTCTTAATTAAACGTAAAAGATAACACTAAATTCTTTAATATCACCTTTTTATTTGTACTTTTGCGAGTTAATAAGATTTATAGCATGGATATTAAGTTTATAGATTTGTTCGCTGGAATAGGCGGAATAAGGAAGGGATTAGAGCAGGCTATCATAAAGTCTGGCAATAACCCTATATGTGTTTTCACTTCTGAGATTAAGCCTTATGCCATTTCTATTCTGCAGCAGAATCATCCTAATGAAGATATAACCGGAGATATTACAAAGGTTGATGCATCAACCATTCCTGATTTCGATATATTGTGCGGTGGATTTCCTTGTCAAGCCTTCTCTGCAGCAGGCAAGCGTGAAGGATTTGCTGACACCAGAGGAACTTTATTCTTTGACGTGGAAAGAATTCTCATAGAGAAGAAGCCAAAAGGATTCATCTTGGAGAATGTAGAGGGCCTTGTTAATCATGATGGAGGTCACACACTGAATGTTATTATAACACACCTCCGCAAGATAGGTTATAAGGTATCATTCAAGGTACTCAATTCAAAATACTTCGGTGTGCCTCAGGAAAGAAAGCGTATCTATATTGTCGGAACATTCAATAATAAGGTGGACTTAGAGAATTTCCCTGTTACTGAAAAGACTCTTGGTGATATTCTGGAATCAGGCAAACCCACCATAAATTCAAAGTTCACAAAACTGTTGCTTTCTAAGTTTGAAATCTCTGAATTATACGGTAAATCCATTAAGGACAAGAGAGGCGGTGCAGACAATATACACAGCTGGGATCTTGACTTGAAGGGAAAGACTACCAAAAAAGAGAAAGAACTTCTCAATAAGATGCTCACTGAGAGAAGAAAGAAGAAGTGGGCAGAGATATACGGCATAGACTGGATGGACGGAATGCCTTTGACCTTTGAAATGATTTCATCTTTCTATAAGGGAAGTGACCTGAAAAAACTGCTTGACAGCCTGTTAGAAAAAGGATATATCGTCTATGAGCACCCTAAGAAGAAGGTAACTGTCAAGGGTGTATCAAGAAGAGAATATGACACGAATCTTCCAAAGGGATATAACATTATCACTGGAAAGCTCAGTTTCGAGATAAACAAGATTCTGGATCCTAATGCAGTCGCACCTACACTGGTAGCCATGGATATGCAGAAACTCTTCGTGGTTGACGGAAAGGGACTCAGGAAGCTTACTCTAAGAGAGGGACTCAGGTTATTCGGTTATCCTGAGGACTATAAATTTGATGTTTCTGAAAAAGACGGGTTCGACCTTCTCGGAAATACCGTTGTCGTTCCTGTCATAGAAGCTGTCTGCGAACGATTACTAACCAATATAAAGTTTTAAATATGGATGCCGCTGATAGAATATTCAAGTTATTGAAGGAAGATTTTGGTCTGGACGGTGCTGCTGGTTCTGTACAGTTCAAGCTGAAGGATTTTGGTATTGTTGTTGAGCAGAACAATATCATCGGAAATATCATTGAGGAATGGCTTGGCAAATGGCTTAACAGCAAGAACATTTTCAATATCCACAATCCAGGTCAGTCTTCTCCTGATTTCTGGTTGAATCCTGACAGCAGAGAATCAGACTGGCTGGAGGTCAAGTCGTTTACAGGCAGTCCAAACTTTGACGTTGCCGCATACAGGAGCTTTATAAAACTTATCATTGACAAGCCTTACAAGCTGCAGTCAAAGTATCTTCTTATCAAGTATAAGATGGACGGTGGCATAGTCACCATTGAGAACTGCTGGCTGAAGAAGATATGGGAAATCTGCTGCCCGAGCAAGAAATGGCCGATTAAGGTACAGGATAAAAGCGGTGTTATCTTCAATATCCGGCCTGCTGTATGGTATTCAGACAAAACCGATTACTCATGCTTTGAGAGCCTGGAGCATTTCCTTGCGGCAATCGAACAGACAATATACAAGTATCATGATACCAACCACCTTGCAGAAAGATGGTCAGAGGACGTCATAAAGGCTTATAAGAACTTCTATGGAGTTGAATTACAGATACCACGCTGGATGGATATTAAAGCGCAATACGAGAAGGTTAAATAGCGATATTCTTTATAATAATGTACGCGCGTTATAGCCCATCTGGAAAAGCCTCATATATTTTTGCCACATTAATTTAGTTAAATGTACCAAAAATATATGTGGATTCCATTTTTATTATTACCTTTGCACTTATAAAACGTATAATTTAAATTTTTGTTGTTATGATCAAGTGCATATGTTTAATCCGCGTATCTACTCAGCAGCAGATACTGGAGGGGCAAAAAGACAAGGTTATTGCAGAGGCTATCCATGACGGATATTCAAAAGATGAAATCAAGGTCATAGAGGCTAAGGAATCCGCCATCAAGCTTGCAGAATCAGAGCGAGAAACACTTACGGAGATGAAGCAGATTATCAGCATGAATTCCGGTATTGAATCCCTGTACGTGTTCGCCATTGACCGCCTGGCCCGTAAGGTTTCGACTGTTCTTTCTATAAAGGACTATCTTTTGGAGAACAACATTAATCTGGTGTTTATCCATCCTCATAGAATGTCAACCATGAGAAGGAATGATAAAGGTGTAATGGTAGAAGACGAGCTTACTTCACTCATGCTTTTGTTCCTTGGTTACGGTGCGGAAATGGAGATGAAACTTAAACAGGCGAGAATAAAAACCACCCGTGACGTAATGAGGGCAAATAATAAGTTGTGCTCAGGCAGGCCGATGTTCGGGTACAGGAAAGACAAGGACAAGTCTGTAGTAGAGGATGAAGTTACTGGCGAGGCAGTCCGTGATATTTTCCGCCTTTATAATGAAAAACAAATGGGTATGCAGGAAATCTACAACCTGATGGTTTCAAGAGGACTGTTCAAAGACAAGAAGAAGTCTGCAGCAAAGAATACCATTCTTCGCATTCTGAAAAACAAGGCATATACAGGTGATTATTCATCATTCGACAAGATAGGAAACATAAAATACCCGCCTATAATCGACAAGGAACTGTATGACAAAACACAAGAACTATTAAATGAAAGGTTCTTTGCACCCAAGAAAGTTCATAAGAACATCTATTATGCAAAGGGATTACTTAGGTTAGAGCAGACTGGTTTGATAATGCAGGCACATATAACCAACCTTTGCTATAAGTCATTCGAGGTTTATAAGTGCAGCATCAACATGAATGCGGTTGATACTTCTGTTTGGTTAACGGCAAAAATCCTGTTCATGATTCAGAATGAAATAGACAGGCTTGAAACACCGTATGACTACAAAGAGGAAATATCCGAATGTGAGGAGAGAATCAAGAACATCGAAAAACTGATTGAGGATTCCCGCCAAAAACAGAAGAAAGCATTCAAGTTGTATTTAGGCGGCATGGTTGACGAGAACATCTATAACACAGAAGTATCAAGGCTGAAGGAATCGGAAGCGACATGGAGCTCAGAAATAGCTTCTATCGAGACTGAAATAAACAGATACAGGATGATGAACTCTGAAAGCAATGAGAGAGGCGTTATAAATCCGAGAACCCTTGATTCACTGGCTGACAAGCAGAGAAAAGAAATGATAGATTCTCTGATAGAGGAAATCAAGATAAAGCATGAGGCAGACGGTTCGTTTACATGGGTATTCATACCAAAGAACAAAAAGGTATGGAAAATCTACAAGGAAATGAACAACTCAGTCTGGAAGTATAAGACAAGGGCAGGAAAGATGGTTCTTGAAGAAACTGGTGATAAATGGTCAAATCAAGTAAACATAGAAAATAGAATAGGCGGACACAAGTTATTATAAAAGGAAAGGGATAGAAATTACTCTATCCCTTCTTTGTTCTTACATGGGTATGTATGATACATATTCTATTTCTGCCACCACTGAATCTACTACACAGGATTCTCCATTATATTCCACAATATCACCTTTATTATTTTTATTAGGGAAGATAAAATCAATAGGTTCATCCGTTACCACGGTTCCCCAAAAACCAAATATCTGATCTTTCTCCTTGAATATGTGTTCTATTTTGGCTGTATCACCAGAGGAACATCTTGCATAATAGTCATGCTTGCCTTCTGGTGTGCCTTCAAACAACTGGTTCTCGTAGCATACGGCCTCATATGTCTTTGGCTGCTCATATACGGCCGATCGTGTATAATAGCCGTAACCATTATTTGATTTCAGATTCATTAATACACGGCATACCTTGAATACCAATCTTCCAGTGGCCTTTGCTTCCTTATAACTTATCTGTTCTGCCATAATCCTAATATAGTGATGATTTGTGGCCGCAAAGGTAAGTAATTCCTGTTATTCTGCCAAAGAATATTTCAAAAATATGCCTATATGCTAAACAAATCGAGAATATGGTGTTTTCTTATCCAAATACTTTTCTGGTAACCCGGTATCTGCTATCTTCGCCCTTGTCAATCAGACAAACAACTTATTTAATAACAATTTAAACGTTACAATTATGAAAAAAGAAATGACAGTTGAGAACATGCAGCAGGTGATTAACGAGAATCTTTCTCTGGTTAGCGACAAGACACGCGAGAAGTTCAACGAGCTCAGCGTTGAGGAACAGTACAAGAAGATCTTGAAGCTCATTGCAAACAAGAAGTTTCAAGACAAGAAGAAGGGCGAGACTTTGGGACAAGTGGTTGTGTCCGCCTATGCCACTAAGTTTGATGCAGCCATCAAGAAGGTCTTTGAGAAGCACGCCCCCACCATTGAGGATGCCGAGGGATTAATCAGATTCTGCTACAAGTACATCGATGACTGCAAGACCGCCGAGGTCGAGAGAATCAACAGCGAGATTGAGAGACTGACCGCACTCAAAGAGCAGCTGATTGCTGATTAAGAGACAAGCTATTCTAACAGGCAACCCCACGGACTCAAATAAAGCCACACGGCAAGCTTTTGGGACGTGGGGTTATCAGTTACAAGAAACATCATTAATAACACTATACGGAAGAAACTATGAGACTTGAAAACGGATATGAGACGAAGACAACCTTTTGGGAGGACTTCACTATAGCAGACGCATTCGGAGAGAATGCCATTAAAGATACATTTAAAAGGAGCTTCGACGGTTGGAAGAACAACTGTGAGTACGTTACCGAACTTGCATGCGTTATGTCATGGAAATCCTGCTATTGGTATCAGAAGAATGAAGCCTACATGAACCTGTATTCAGAATACTATCATAAGGTAGACGAATGGTGTATGACACACCTTAAAGGTGATGAATTACAATACTACCTTAAATGGACTGATTAAATGAATAAAGCACCAATTAAACGTTGGTGCTTTTATTATCTTTATAGCCTTTATAGTTATGGTTGTTCATTTTCTTTCTCTTTCTTATCCGTATTATTAAATGGAGTTATCCCCATTCTTTGTATCTAAATATATCTTTGCTTTGTAGTGATAATCTATTCCTAGTA